GTTACTATTGTAGCGCAAATTTAGGTATTTGTCAAGCAGAATTTGTGTTGTATTTTTGCGACATTGTTTTAGCTTTATTGTATTTTTGAAGATCGCCCCCAAAAAGTACCAGTTGAACTGCAAGTTTTTCGGTAAAAACTACAATGTGTTTTCGACTAAGGTAGTACGGGCTACCAATAAAGTGCTCTAAATCTAAAATAAATTGATTGGTTACTGTATCTAGTGGTTGCGGAAAGTCTATCTTGTAAGATTTGAACCCTGCTTTTTGTTCAAAATCTTCTAATCCTCTGTCAGTAAGTCTCATGCTGCCGGTCTCTCTAGGGTTTTGCCACCACAACCTATACCAGTCTTTGAAACTTTTTTCCGTGATTTGGATTCCTAGTTGAACTAAGATCTTCTTAGTTAGTAACGTCTTCTGATCCATCGTAGTTGACCTGCTCGCCCGTAGTTAACTTGAATACAGCAAAGTCATTGCAAGTAAAAAGTTTATTGAGTTTTTCTGCAAGATTAAATGCGTGACCTTTATTAGAAAAACTAACTTTCTTGTATTTTGGGCCCAGTCGTTGCGCTATAATGCTGGTAGTTTTTAAGTTTACAGGCTGTGCCTTGTAAAAAACTGCCCAAATAGCATCCGCTTCTAAAACCTGTTCAGTTTTATAAGTTTTTTTATTGGTAATTTCTAATAATATTTTTGGCTTTGGCCTCGACATATATGCGCTCCGGAATTGTGTACGCATATATTTATTCCAAACTCTATTAAAATCTACCACCGTCCATTTTAACCTGAATAGACTCGAGAGTAGGGTTACTTACTACAGTTGGTTTTTCTGTACCAGCTAGTCTAGTCATTGTTGTAGCTAGACTATCGTAGAGTGCTTGAACTTCTTTTATGTCTAGATTTAGACTCTTTTGATTACTTTTTACAGCAATTCTAGCCTTTTCTAAGAACATTTCTATAGGTAAAGTGTTAAGATAGGTCATTTTTCTTTTCCTAGTTGGCTAAGTGACTGCTTCATATCCTCGTCAGTCTTAAAAGGTCCTTTATACGGATATCGTTCCAATGTAATTAGTTTGGGACAAAAGCTCTTGACCCATCCTTTTCGAAATTGAATAATATAATATCCTGCACAATACAGACTTTTACTTTTACTACTCTTAGAGTAGATTGGTAATTTCTTTTTAATATTATAAACTGGATTATGTGGTCTACTGCTACAAGGATATTCGTATACATTTAATAAAACTTCTGGCCTTTTTGTAGAAACTTTAATAATTTTTTCTACTTCTTTCCTTACATCTTCACCAAATTGATTTTTAATTTCTTCTTTGCTAGGAAGATCAATTTTTACTCCTTGTCGATAAAAACTAAATCCCTTTTTTTCTTTGTTAAGGGTACCTAGTTTTTTCCCACCATCTTCTACTATCCAAATTTTATTTGGAACTAATACTTTAGCGACTGCGTTCATTTTACATACCTTGCGTTTAGTGGATCTGCATACGACTGCACGTTATCACTGATCCGTTGAAGATCGTATTCCGCACAAAATTTAAGTAAGCGAATTCCTACTTGAGAAATATTTTTCTCTTTTTCGAGTGCTTCTTTAATTGTATCAGAAATAATAGCACGGATGTCTTCGGGCTGTGCAGTTAAATCGCATAACAATTTGTTGCGTTCGTAACATTCTTTAACTCTCTGTTCCACGCCTTCATGGTCGGTCCAACGTTGAAGCATGAGATTGTTCCATGAGTAGCCTTTTGAATTGCGATCTGCAAATGCTTCTCGTAATCCAATTTTATTCTTTGTACCTTTTTCTCGAACACCGGGGTACGCACTAAAAATATTGTCAGATGTGTCGCCACGCATACATTTTTCAAATAACAACCATTCAGGATCTGGAATAGCCTTAGGCAAGTTAGTTTTCTTATCAATTACATACTTGCCCTTCTCATCAAAGTATCCTTCGTGAGTAATTGTAACTTGGGTTACACCGTTATATTGTTTAACATTGGGTGCAATTAATTGTGCAAAGTCGCCATCCGTGCTGATCACAATGTGACTGTCATCTGGGTGGCTTTGAATGAAGCCTGCAATTAAATCATCTGCTTCTAGTCTAGGATGTTGCAGTACTGTACAATTAGTCTTATTAATAACAAACTCTTTGAATTGATCAAATGTTTCCCAAAACAATTTTTCTTCTTCAGCTTCACGGGGACTGTGTGCTGCCCGGGCTTCTGTGCGCTGACGCTTATACGGAGCATAAGCATCCTTTCGCCAGCTTCTACCTTCTAAGAAAAATACCACATGAGTTCCGTCAAAATCTCTCCATGCCTTCCTAACAGAGTTAAGAATAATTTGCATGGCCATTCCTACTTTCTCATCTGCGTTGCCGCGGACCACGTGTCTTGCACGGAAGAATGTGTTTGCTGTATCGACTAAAATATATACCATTAGCTAATCTCTGCTTTGCCGTTGCCTAAGTTGTTTACATTGACATAGCCAGCACCACGTCCGTCCATATCAACTCCTGCTTCGCTTCCAATATTACGACACAAATCCTGAAACCATCTGTCGACAATCTCTTCTTCGGTATCGCCATTGTAACCTGCTAGTCTTAATTCTACTATAAAATACTCATTCCAGTCAAGCTCAAAGAAGCCATTTCTTACATTATCTTTGTTTACTTTGGTATCAAGTACTGCAATGTACGACTCTTCTTTTTCGGTTGCACGTTCTTTCGGAGTCAATTTAGCAAGTCGAATCGTTTCTTCAACAGCAAGTTGCTCTTTGATTTTTGCTTGAAGAGCTACTTCGGCAGCTAATTCAATCTTGTCTATTCCTAATACTCGTTTGATAAATTTTTTCATTAAGTTCCCCACTCATTCTTAAACAATGGCACTTGGAGTCGATCGCTATATCTTAGCCCATTCTTTATTGCCATGTCTGCCACTTTACGATTGTTTAGTGTATAGACACTTTCTACACCGCCTACTGGCATTAGATAAACGTGACCAGTAAATCCTGCTTTACGATATGCGGCAATAGCGCATTCTGCATCAGCAAAGTCTTGTTCTGTAGCAATAACAAACTTCAAATAAACTGTACCATAATTTTCATAGTCGCACACTACTTCGGGTTTGATTGCATCATCCCACGGCTCACCTGAGCAAGGAAGTTTGGCGCTTACACTAAAAGTAACCTCACGTTGGAAATCAACGTTAGGCATTTGCCATTGGATTAGATAATCTTTGAACGCCTGTGTAAGGCGCATTGTGCCGTTTGTTTCAAACGTAATTTCTTTCAGGCTACGCATCTTTTCATGATTGAGCAAGTCCGGATAAGCACGTTGCCAGCCTAGTAAAGGCTCACCACCTGTAATAACTAGATGTTCGTCGCGCCATTCTCCAAATGGAATAATTTCCGCAATTCTGTCGGCGATTGCTTCTGAAGTGAGCATCGGACTAAGGTCCTTAAAATCAGGATGCCAGCTAGCATAACTATCACACCCCGTAGAAACCAAAGGAAGTTTTTCATATTTGTCAAATGCTTTAATCATTGTATGCGTAGCCGCAATATCAGTTGCTTCGTGACTCATTTCACCTCTCGGCATACCGAATCCTTGACATGTGAAATTACATCCGTATGTACGCAAGAAAACAGAAGGGACGCCCATATAGCGTCCTTCTCCTTGAATGGAATAGAATAATTCACTTACCTTAATTTTGCTCATATATGTTTGACCATTGTTTTAGTTTTTCGATTTTTGCTTTTTTAGCAATTTCTAGATGTTCTAACGATATTACACTCTTTTCCAGCATGATGTCAATCATTGCGAGCATATCCCCAAGTTCTTCTTCCAAATGTTCGCGATTTGTCTTTGGTTTACCTGGCTTAAAATTATCAATTCCGAATCGACTAATTTTACTAACTGCTTGGATAACTTCTGCACATTCTTCTTGCAAGATATCCATTACTTCTTTAGTAGTACTATCCATTTTTTCCATTTTTAGCTCTTTCCGTTAGGTATGTATCGTTGTGTATCCATTTATTGTTTACAAGAAATCCCCATTCTCGTTTTTGGGGACCTGGCATGAACATCGTCCATGCTGTTATATTTGGATCTAATTCAATTCGGTGATAACTGGTAGAACTGCATATACGGAAATGACCAGGACCCCGCCACGTACATGTTTCGGCAATCTTTTTTCCGTTACCGTCGAACACAGGAGTCCATTCATAATACCCACCTTTAAGAATCAAAGTAGCGTAAGGCCATGGATGATCATGCACATCATCGGGGTCTGACTTAAGAAACTTGTGAATGAACACATTAAAGGGGAAATGCTTTCTGTCCTTAAGAAAAATATAGTAACGTTCGAGATAAGGTTCATTTTCTTGTCTGTCCATTACAATGCGTTTGCGGCCTAATTTTTCTAATGTATTCAAAAACCATTTCATTTACATGTTTCCAAAAAATCATCTAATCTTTTTGCAGCCTCGTCAAAATCTACAGCCCATACCTTAGCATATATGATACCATCTTTAATAGCAAGATCGAATGGCACTACTCCATTAAATCTAAAGTCTTCAGGCACCTCTGTTGTAATATCAAATTCCTGCAAATACTTTGCACGACTAATAAAATGATCCATTATATCTTTTGCGGTTTCCATATTATTCCTTTAGAATTAATGTTTAGGTATTATTACGATTATTTTCTCTCACCGAACAATTGCAACAGATTAATAAACAAGTTGATAAAGTCCATATACAGAGTCAGTGCGCCGCGAATTTCTACTACATCGCTAGTATCTACACTAACTTCTTCGCGGATCTTTTGTGTGTCATAGGCAGTCAATCCAAGGAAGATGATAATTGCCAATGCTGAAATAACCATTTGCATAACAGTACTACCAATAAAGATGTTAACAATACTGGCAATGACGATAGCAATCAATCCCACAAACATCATCTGGCCCATAGAGCTTAGATCCTTCTTGGTAAAATAACCGTAACCACTCATTACACCAAACAAGA